ACTCTTCCTGCTTGAGGCGGTTGTTGCCAATGTAGTTCTCGGTGATTTGATGGGCCTTTTGTAGCTCCTTCTCGTACTCCTCGAACTTTTTGTCGGCCTCCTTTTGCTTCTCTATACGCTCGATCATGTCGATGTACTTTTCGGCCTCCTTGACCACCCCCGAATATCCCTTGCGTTCCAGCTCCAAAGCTCGCGCTCTGAGTTCAGCGCCTTCACCTTGAGTTACTCGCGTCGCACGCTGCTCAAGTTGTTTCAAGAACTGCAAGCCCTCGTTGTTCTTCTCAAACCCTGTTAGGTCTAAACCACTTGGCCGCTTACGAGGCATCTTGGGAAGGAATTCGTCATAGATTTTCTGGACCTGCGCGGCTTGCTCGGCAGTATCCAGAACAAACCTCTGACCCATGACTCGAACAGTGCGTCGCTGTTCATCAAAGAACTTTTCGATACGGTTGACGTACCCAGGGTTGTCATTGAGATTCATCAATCGATCGTTGGCGGCCTCCACAAATCGATCGCGAGCTGCTTGCAGTTTGGCTATTTCAGCGTTGATTTGTCCCTCGTCATAACCCATCGACTTCATGGATCGAAGAAGATCTGTCTTGATCCAAGTCTCGACGTCCTTGGCGACGACAGACAAACTGTCAAACGGTTGGCTGATCACGCGCTTGGCAAGCACAGCCGACTCGGCGATGAACCCAAGACCAGTTGCGACCTCCTCAAGGAAGGTCAGGACTTGCTGACGGTTGTGCGTGATCGCTTGCAACTCACTCGTGAATCCTCCGGCCTCGGTTTTGGCCAGAAACATCTGCTCCGTCAGGTCAGCCAGGATCGGCAGCAACGCGGATCCGATTTGGCGCTGAACGCCTTCGTTGACCGCGTGCAAGCGCTTCATGTTGTCGTTGAACTCCTCTGCAGCGCGTGCTGCATCAGCAGACATTACCAGGCCGAGGCGCTTGGCCTCTTCCATCATTTCAGTCAGCCCATCGCGCCCTTGGTTGAGCATGGGAATCATGTCCAGTCCGTTCTTGCCGAACAGCTTGACAGCCAGGGCTGCCTTTTCTGCACTGTCAGGCATGGCCGCGAATTTCTCAGCCAGGTCCAACAGCACCTGCTCCGTCGGACGAATCTGCCCTTGTGCATCCAGCGCCGAGACTCCGAATGCCTTGAGCGCCGCGCTGCCTTCCCCACCCTTGACTTTGGCGTCGAACATGGCAGTCGAGAGGAATTTGAGCGCCTTGGTCAGGCTCTCAGCGCTCACATCCGACAACTCTGAGGCATACAGCAACGCCGACAAGGCCTCGACTGAGACTGCGGTTTTCTGGGAAAGCTTGTTGAGCTCTTCGCCAACTTCAGCGACCGGAACAACCAGTTGATGCATGCCGTAACCGACCGCAGCAACAGATGCACCCACGATTAGTCCTGCGGGACCAAGGCGACCGAGTACGCTGCCCAGCATCCCGAGACGGGAAGTGGCGTCCTCCATGCGCACGAAAGCGTCGTTGGCCGCTTTGGACAACAGGTTCAGACCAGCCGATGCTGGTTGCGATGCAGACTCGATTTTCTTGAGAGAACGCTCTCCGGCCTCACCCACGTCTGCCAGTTCGGCTTTGACTTTTCCGCCATCAATGACAGCGAGTCGAATCGATAGGTTGCGTTCAGCCATGTGGAATATCCGGAGATGGTTTGTTCAATGCTTGCGTCAGGCCCGCCTCTACGGCAGGAAAAAAATGGGTCATGGCAGCGGGGTCTGCATCCAGTGCCTGGCTGGCAGACAGCCACGCATTGAAGTCCATGCCCAGTACTGCGCCTTGAACTGCTCGCACTTGGGATGAACAAACATCCAGTACCGCGAGGGCCTGCCAGCCCTCTTCGGTCTGAGGTGAATTCACTTGGTACGGACACTCAGGACAAGTCGTCTCGCATGCCTCGCAGTACGTAGCCCCGCCACCGTGGTGCCACTCAGTGCGGGCCTTCAACCTTTTTTTTCGGCATCCAAGAGATAAAGCGCGGCCAGATATTCACGCTCAAAGGCATCAGCCACTGGCCAAAGCTCCATGAGCGCAGCGATGCCGTCCGGCGTCACGGCTGCGGCTTTGCCTTTGTCGTCGCCCACGCCCTCCCAAGCCAAGATGGCAGCCTTGGCCAGCTCGGTAATCAGGGTGGCGGTTCGCTCTCCGGCTGCCGCATGGTCTTTGCCATCGATGAGGGCTGCAGCATGGCGCGCCGCCATGACCAGTGCGGTGGTCGCAGGCTTGACCTTGATGCGCACGCCTTGGACCAGGTCGAGCCAATACGGCTCACGTTTCAGATTGAGTTTGAGCATGTTTGCCTCTTAAATTCAGTACGCAACCACGTCATTGACGAGTTGCACGGTCAGCATGTGCCCGGCTGCGGTGTTCTTGGCCGCCTGCCAGTCAAAGGTGGCCTGGATGCCGCCGGGGCCAGAGATTGAGAGCTTGGGCTTGGGTAGGTAGACCTCATGCGCGATGAAGGTCAGGCTCTTGGTGGCGTCAATGACATAGCTGAATGTCAGCTCCAGCGGCGTGTTGTTGGTCGCGGCATCGATCAATTCCGTGTCCGCGAAACGCACCTCCAAGTTGCCCGTCAAACTGGCCACCGTGGGGTCAGCCCCTTCGATCTTTCCGTCGGAGCGAATGGTTTCAATGCGTGCCAGATTGTTTGAATAGGTCAACTGCGCTGCGACCACGTTACCCAAGGCTTGGCCATTCTTTTTGATCGAACCCTGGAACTGGTTGAAGCGAGTGATCGGCAAGGTCGTGGGTGTGGCGTCTGCGCTGGCAGTACGCTTGACTTCGCCTTGAGCAATCAAACCCAAAGTGGCGTCCGCTGCGCCAGAGCGAGCAAATTTCACTTGCAGCGAGTTGGCCATCACACCAGAGGCCAGGAAGTACGCCGGAATGTCCGGCAGTCCCGTCTCCAGTGAGAGGCTCGGCAGCCCTGAGTTGCCAGATACAAAAGTGTGAGTGTGCACGGTATCTCCAAGGCTCACAGGACTTCCCAGCAGGGCTTTGAGCCACATGCCGATATTGCGAAGATCGATGGGAATAACGATGTCACCCTCGACCTTGATCACGTCACGGATGGGCGCACTCGGGTCTCGCCCCAGGCCAATCAGATCGTTGGCAATCAAGCCCTGTTCTGAGCCCAAGGTGGTGGAGACAAAAGGAATTTTTCCAAAGTCTCCAGTCGGTGTAGTTCCATAGGTGGGTTCAAACGCAGCCAATAGGCTGGCGTTCGCGCCATAAGCACGAGCCATGGTGAATCTCCAAGTGGTTAAGGTTTGTGTTGCGATCAGGCCAAGGGATGGCTGCTCGCGTAATGCATCACCACATCCAGCGTGCAGGCCTTGATGCCCACAGACCCATCTGGGGTGACGTCTTCAAATTTGGGCGGCATCACTTCGGCATGGTCGATCTGTCCAGCCAAAGTCGGATCCGCCAAGATCAAGGTGCCAAGCGCCTGAAGCAGCTCGTCCATGCGCGCGTCTCTGGCAGATGCTTCGGGATGCGCGACATATATTTCGATGCTTGCAGCGTGCTCCCAAAGGTAGGTCACAGGCGACAAGGTGACATCGACCTGCGTCATGTCACCATCGCGCAGGAACACCATCGCGTGTTCACTGAGCCGCTCAGGCAAGGATGAATTTCTGCGTATGGCATTGGGCTGCAAGGGAAGTCCGTCCATCAGCGTGAACAAGGCCCCCAGTGCCGCTTCTCGTTGGCTTGCTTTCATCGTCATTTCATTTGTCCGAGCGTTCTTCTGGCCACGACTGCGTGACCAACACCATCAGCCGGTCTTGCCACCGTTGAGCGGCACTGGCGATGTCGAATTTCTTCTTGAGTTGGGCTTGCGGCACCAGCAAAAAAATGGGGACTGTGGTCAGCCCCCGTCCTGATTTCTGAGCAGAGGCAGATGCCGCCGCAAAGCCGCCGCGTTTGCCTGTTTTGGCTCGAAAGTTGTCCGCCACCAGCAGTGACGGTTTTCCAGAGCGATAGACAAAGCGCAGTCGTTGACCACGCATGCGCTCCCAAAGGCCTGGCGTCATTCGTTTGCCGCGAGGCCCATTGCCTGCCGCAGGGAGCGGGATGGCGAGCCAGAACCCGTTCTTAGAACGTATCAACGCGCCTTGGTCATGCGCCGCGACGACAACAGGAGCGCGGCTGTAAACAAGCCCTGCCGATCCGAGACTGGGGCGTCCCTTCGGGTACACCTCCCCCCGCCATGTATTGGCCAGGCGCGAGCCTAGGCCAGACCCTTCGATTTGCGAGCGCAACTCACTCTTGAGCCCTTGTGTCGCCTCTCTAACGCCGGTGGTCACCGCCACCCGCGCCGAGGTCAATTCCTGCTCCATCATCTTGGAGAGGTCGCCCTGAAGAGCAGCCAGAAGTCGGACGCTCATGCTCAGCTCGCCGTCGGCGAATAGTCAGGTAAGGGATAGGCACTCACAGTCCAGATCAAGCGATCACGATCGACAAGCCCATCGCCTTGAATGACATAGATGACACCCCGCCACGTCAGACGATCGCCCTCTTGAGGTCGGGTGATATCTGCCGCTTGCAAGTCAAACCGATTCGAGGTC